GGGATGGAGGGAATGAATGCCACATTACAAAAACAAGCTGAATTTTTTGGAAATGTTTCAGATGCAACTGGGTTTGGTGTTGGACAGGTTGCAAAATATTGGCATGAATTTGCTCAAATACCAAAAGTTATGATTGATGGTAAAAATAGTCTTGATCAGCTAGTAGGCGGGCAGCATTTATTAACCGCCGCACTCCAAGTTGCAAGTGGCACTGGCAGAGATCAATCAGAAGTTATTCAAGAAATGAAACATTCAATGGTAGAATATAATATGTCTGGCGAAAAGGCATTAACATTTTCTGCTAGAATGACAGAGCTATCTGGTGCCCTTGCAGTGCCACTTGATAAGATGCAGGGTGCATTAAAGGGCGTGGCTGATAGATTTAAACTAGTAGGTGATAATACTGAAGGTGCGTCTAAAATGTTTCTTACTTATGTAGAGGCGTTAAAATCAACAGGTATTAGTGGTGCAGCTGCATTAGATATAGTTAAAAATATGACAGAGGCTCTTGGAGGAATGAATATTGCTCAAAAAGCATTTTTATCAGCACAATCTGGTGGTGCTGGCGGATTAATGGGAGGATTTCAAATTGAAAAAATGATGCGTGAAGGTAAAATGGATCAAGTTATGGATATGGTCAAGAAACAAATGAAACAACAATTTGGAAGAATTGTTACCCTTGATGAAGCCTCAAAAAGTCAAGAGGCTGCATCACAAATGCAAAGACAAGTTATGATGTTAAAACAAGGACCGCTAGGTCAATTTGCTGAAAAACCAGAACAGGCATATAGATTATTAGAAGGAATGAAAGGTTTAGAAACTGGAAAAGTAACACCAAAACAATTACAAGAAAATGTTTTAAAAGGTACAATGGACCAGGGCGTTAAACTTCAGCAGCTACAATTAACTGAATTACAAAAAATAAGTCGCGCGTTTGAAAGCGCAGCAATGTTTAGAGATATTGTTAATCGTGGTATGATACAAAAAGGATTTGGCGCGCGCGCCGGGCAAATGATGGGTGAGGGAGAGGGAGAAAATATAGAAAGACAAGCCAAATTACGAGGATATCAAGAGCAAGGAGGGAAAAAAGCAGGTGCTGTTGGAAGAGGAATATTAGAAGCTCAAACAAATAGATCTGATATTATTCTTAATAATATTGTTAAAAATTTTGGAGACGTTTTTACTGATATGGGCAATATTATTAAAACAAAAGTAATGACAATGCGCAAATCATTTATAGGTGGGGCAAAACCAGAAGAACAAACTAAAACATTAGAAGCATTTCATGCAGAATTAGACGTCCAGAGAAAAAAAGCAAATCTAATAAAAGATGTCGATAAAAGAAAAGCTGCACAGGCAGCACTTGATGAGGAGCGGCGCAATATTGATCAAGAATTTAATTTACATAAACAGACAGCGTATCAAGCGAAGACAACAAAGCCTACAACCGCTTTAGCACCCACTACAACTAAAAAAGGTAATGCGGCGGATTTTTTGAAAAAAGATATGACAGACCGATACGGGGAGGCAACAACTGCTGGTGCTGAAGTGGGCGCAGCGGTAGAACCATCTACTATTGCTACCCGTGCTGCATCTACCGCTGCCGAAATTGCTGCTGATGAAAAAGCAACTGCTGGTAAAGGTGTCGAAGCTCCATCGCAAGTAGATGTAAGAATAACTGGATATTGTATAGATTGTGGCAAGCCAATGGAACCAACATCACAAACTACTGGACTTAATCCATCAACTAGAAAATAAATTTTAACTGATATAATTTAATAGGATATAATAATGGTTTCATTCAAAGATGCAGTAAATTCAGTTGGTAATTTTCTTGATAAATCAGATCCATTAGGACAAAATCAAGCTCCTCCAGATGGATTTACTTTGCCTGATGGATTCTCAGCAGATGGAAATAATTTACCAACTACAAGAGTTCCAACTCACCGCAATGCTAATTATAAACGTAATATTATTCATTGGTTTATTCCAGAATTTGGCGTAGTAAGAATGTATGTTAATCCAAATAGCATTCAATATTCTCATAAAAAATTAATAACAAAAGAACGTACCAAAGGCGGATTTACTTTACAATATTGGGGAGAAGATTTATCTACATTAGCAATATCTGGTACGACAGGAAGTTCTGGGGTAGAAGGAATTAATCTTTTAACTGAAATGTATCGAGCAGAACAACTTGCATTTGATGGGTTTGGACTAACTATTGCCGCGAGTAATTCTAATAATAATCCAGTTGCCAATGCTGTAGGTAGTGGTTTAAGTAATTTATTAGGTGGAGTTGGGGGGACTATTGCAAATGGTTTATTAGGAATAGATACTAATAATGGTAATATGATCCCAAAAAATATAATTTCATTAGCACAATCTGCTTTTACAGTTGAAATGTTTTATAATGGATGGGTATTCAGAGGCTTTTTTGAAAATATGAATGTGACTGAAAGGGCGGATAATTTCTTATGGGACTATACTATTAACTTTACAGTAACTCAAAGAAGAGGATATAGAGGAAATTACTTTGGATGGCATCGTAGTGCAACTCAAGGTCCAAGCCGTTATGATACTATTCATAGTTTTAGCGGAGTGGTCTCAGGCGTAAAATAAAGGAAGAATAATGTCATTTCTTGGAAACCTTGCAAATCAATTAAGCAGTCAGTTCTCAGCAGGAGAAAATGATACTCATAATTTAGATGCCGTTATTGATGGTCAAAATATGAAGTATGGAAAATTGGGAGATTTTGCCGGTAAATTTGATCAGTCTGCTGAAAGAAATTATGTAGAAGAGGGCTATCTTAGACAAGATCCGTTTAATGTTGATACAAAGCAACGTGAAATTCTCATGCAAGAGCCCAATGCAACGCTTCTTATTAAGAAACGCATGTTCTCTTCATTAGTAGATAATTATCGTGCTGACCATATGGACGCAGATGAAAAATTATTTTTAAAAACATGTAAGATTTTGTTTGCAAATAAATGCAAACAAATTGCAGCATTAGAAAAACTATCTAAAATTGCTAAAGTTGTTGAAGGTGCGGATAGTTTTGAAGATCAAACTGTTAGCTTAATCATTTCTTTAGCCGATGAAGCTGGCGTGGGTTTTAATAATCTTACAGATGGATTAACTGGGTCAACGCAGCCATCAGATGAGGTTACTCAATTTTATAAGACAGTAGATAGTATTAGAAAAGTTTATGCATTTTCAAAAACTGCAGGCTATACAACATGGGTAACTGATAAAACTAATATTTTCAAAAGTACTTATGCAGATGGTACTGGAGTTATTGAATTAACAAATATAACTAATTTAAGAACAAACACCACGGTGCATTCAATGCAAAGTCCTGGTAAGGCTAGTTTTACTATTACTGACCCATATGAGTCAATGACAATTACTGAATATGATATAGAGCAAGCAATTAGTGATGCTACTAATGCTTTTTATAATCATAAAATTTTACAATTAGGACAATCTAGTATTGATGATGTTATTTCTGGAGCGATTTCAAGGCTTAATCAATTAAGAACAGATAGAAAAGCTAGCCCCATTACTTTTAAAATAAATCCAGATACATTATTAGGTAGAAGGGTCACAACAATCATTGATAGAATAGGTGAAGAGATTCCATTTACATTTGATTTTGCATTAGGATTAAGTGTATTAAAAGCAAATGGTGGTGTTGATGTTGACGCCAACTATTTATATGGTGGAGCTATTGCAGGTTTAGATGGATTAAGTGATAATAAACAAAAAACATTGCCAGCCGATCAATTTGGTGAATCAAATATAAAAAAGGCATTTCCAGATTCTGAATTAAGCAATTTTCAAAAAGCAGTTAGTTCTATTTTTACTAAAATGAGTTTAGAAAAAAATTCTAAACAAGATTTTAAAACTAATAATGAGAAAACGAATTATGTTAGAAGAAAAATGAGATTTGATTTTCTTGGCAAGCAAATCATTCAACCGATGGATCAGGTTCATATTTATATTGGATCAAAATCTTTATTTGATAATAAAGTATTATCAGGATTAAAAACAAATTTTTCTGGATTATCAATTATGCAAAAAATTGCTAATGCCGCAGTAGATTTAAAAGATCAATTCAATGCAATATTTAGTCCAGGATCTAATTTAGATTTACAGGCAGAAAAATCTATTTATGTGGGGGCGGATTTTCCATCTCCTCTTTGGACAACAATCAGGTCACAATTTATAACTGAAAAAGAAGGTGTCCATGTTTTTGCTGGAGTGGTTGATTCTGCAACTAGAAGTTATGGTAATGGTGCTTTTCATGTAAGTGTTGAAGTTAGTGATAATACAAAATATTTTGAAATGGGCAAGGTAAATTTTAAGCCTGGAGTTGATTCATTCAATGGAGCAATGTTTGATCCATTAACGCCATTTAAAAATAAATTTGATTTAATAAGTGCGAATTATAAAAGTGATACTCCAGAGTTATTAGATGAAAATAAATTTCTTTTATCTGAAAAAGATGAGGCTGGTGGCTTAGTAAAATTTAAAGCCGGTGGTACTGTTGGTAAATTTACAACTCAAACGAATTTAATTCAAGACGTACTTGTTAATAATAAAACTGGAAGGGTAAGAAAAGCTTTTTATGCTCCAGATGGATTAGTATACAGGTGGAAAGAAGGCATTGGAGTATTTACAGAGTTTGGAGAATCTCTTAATTTATATGATCCAACTCGAACTGGAAATCCAAATATATATCAAAATCCATTTGCTGGTCATGATATTATGAATGTTATATCATTGCTTATAACAGGTCAACCTTATAATTTTGTTAATTATTGGAGAGTTGTTACAAGTTTGGGAGGAACTACAAGAGACAATCAAAACAATATTGATGCCTCAAGAACATATTTTGAATCATTAAGAAATGATTTAGTTAAAAATAATTCTTTATGGGGAAATTTTATTCCGTTTAAAAATTTAACATTAGATGAAGAATCAAAAAAATTCATTCAAACACAAGGTAACATTTCACAAAAAAGCGATCAATTAGATGTGATCCTTGCTAGTGTAGTAGAGCTTGATGCTCGTGTAAAAGCTCTTGGAGTTTCGACGGGCGTGCAAAATGATATTACAATTTTACAAGCGCAAAGACAACAATTATTGCAAGATGCAGACTCATTAAAATCTCAAATTAGAGCAGATAATTTTTCTTATGACGGATTAACGATCATCGGAAATGATGCTTTATTTGATAGTGATAATTTTTTGAATAATGATATTAAAAATCAGAATTTAACAGACCCAACGGTACGTAGACAATTAAGAAGAAAAGTTAACGAGTTAACAAGAAGAATGTCTTGGGCTGTTAGAGGAAATGATGATAAAAATTTATTTATAGTTGATGACACGTATGACCAAGATTATGATATAATTGCTTACAATCAAATTTTAGATGCTCATGGTTTGCAACAATATTCAGCAGCTTCAGAATTTCTTAGTACAAAAGATAAAATTAAAACAACTGCTGGATTGCTTGAACTTGAAGCCTTCTGCGACACTCAAGGACATGTAAGGGTAAGACCGCCACAATATAATAAAATGCCAAGCTCTATATTTCACAGAATGGTTCAGCTTAAAAGTAAACTTGGCATTCAAGTATTTCCAGATTATCTAAATAATATATTAACTCAACAAATAGATGGTTTAACAGCTAAATTAGAAATAATTGAAGATTATATAAGATTATTATTAATTTTATTGGGGACTGATTATACGAATCCTTTTACTGGTGATGATTCTGCAAATAAATTTATTACTTCTAGCATAGAAGGCTCCAGCGCATTTGCTTTTGTTTCAGATCCTAGCGGAACAATAAATGATGTGAAATATATTATTAATACTGCAAATGTTGATGATATTGAAAATTCACAAAGTAATTCCCTAGCAACTGTTAGAGATCAATCTAAATCTAATAGGGCTTTACTTACTGCAGCAACACGATTTGAAAAAGTTTTAGAACTATTAAGTCCAGATAATAAAGCAAAATTTAATATTCCAACCAATTTAACTAATACTCAGCTTGGAATTATATTAACTAGACTAGAGGCTAAAACCGGACATAAAGTTAATCTTGACGATTACATTGTAAAATTAAATACTGGAGAATTTCAAATAGAACCGCCAAATCCAAATGGATCTGTTGATGTATTAAGAGTAACAAAAGAATTACAATCTAAATTGGGAGAAAGACAACGAGCGCTAAAAGCATTTTATAATGCAATGAAAAATGCAATTGAAGCTAATTCTTTGGATAAACCAGGATCAGATGCATCAAATAATTTGTTAACACCAGCAGTTACATCTACTGCTGTTCCAGAAATATTTGAAAGTATGATTGAAGATGAAAGCTACGATGATTTAGGACCTGGATCAGGTAAAAGATATATAATTAAAAGTGCTCAAATTAGATCATATACTGTTAGAGAGGCGCCACCTGATCTTACAATGCAACAGGTTAATGGCTCATTAGATCCTAATTTGCAACTCAATACTGGAACTCCTGATTTAAATTTTTATCCAAGCCAAGGAAATGGACTAACAAGCGCTGTTGCTGTTGATTATGATTTATGGAGAACTTACGGATTTAGGAATGCTCAACCTATTACGGTTCCATTTTTAAGAGATCCAGAAAAACAATGTGGACCATATGCTAGTATGATATTAAGTCGAAATAGAAAAAATATTCTTCGCGCGCAAGTTACAATGTCTGGTAATGAATATATGCAGCCTGGAGAAGTTGTATTTTTAGAACCAACAAATTTATTATTTTATGTGGAATCTGTTTCACATGATTTTAGTTTTGGAAGGGAATTTACAACATCATTAGAATTAAGCTATGGACATTCTCCGGGGGAATATATTCCAAATCCATTAGATATTATTGGAAAAATAATTTATAATAATAGAGATGTGGGAAATTTTACAAATTATAGACAGACAAATTCTAAAAATGTATCAAATGCTGGAATTGTATTAATGTCTAAAGATAATCTTACTGTGTTTCAAGAAAAGAAAGATCAAGCAATTAATCCTTATTCTACACAAAACTCTAGTACAATTAAAAATATTATTTATACCGCTTATTATTTGTTAATTAAAAATAATTTTAAAGGAAATTCAGTTAAAGGTACACTAGAGGTAAGAATTTATCATGATAGTACTATTGCCCCTATAAATGATGATTTAGATTTATTTAGAGATAATGTTATTGGAATTTTAACTGGAATAAATGATGTTTATAAACAAAATGATTCTGCTACACAACCAAATTTAGTATTAAAAAAAGATTGGGTAACTGCTGTTAATATAGATCTTTCAGATAAAACAGATGAAAGATCTCCATCTCAAAAAGCAATTGATGCTGCTAGAATACAAGCTAAAACTTCATCATTTGGTGATGGTGGAGCCCAACCGCCAAACAATACAAATCCAGATGGTACTTCAGGAATTTCTGGAGAAGATGATACCAAAAGCACTCCAACTAAAAATAAGAAAGAAAGAGATAAAATTAGAGCAGCATTATTTGGTTATATAATTGATTGCTGGTTAGTATTTGAATCAGTAGATACTAAAACAAATAACAATAATGGTTAATATAAAGTAATAGATAGTAAATAGGATTAATTAATGCCACGATACGGAATAAATATTCATGATGAAGAGGTAGGTCTATTAAAGATCGGAACTATCGTTGGATTTGATTCGTCCGTTCAACCTCCAGCAATGCAAGTTGTTATCAAAGAATCCGTATTAAATAATAATCCAGCACCAATTAATGTTCCGGCTCCATATTCATTATTTTATAATAATGGATTATTTATTGGTACCGTTCCAACTGCAGGAACTCCAGTAGTAATTGGTCAAGGACGAGGCGGAAGACATTTCTTTGTTTCTTTTCTTGCTGAAAATGTACCAGTTATACCACAGGTTGAAGAAGATACTCTTTTAATAAGTGCTAATTATCAAACGCAAATTAAATTAGCGGTTGATAATTCAATCTCTATAGGGTCAGATGCTGCTCGCATTCATATTGATACTGATCTTAGTCTTATTAGTCAAACATTTAATAGTAATTTTTCTTTTACTCAAGCATCAAGAAAAATTAATAGTAAAGTAAAAAGAGATTTAAGAATATTAAATGATAATAAATTTGATCAAGACTCTAAATTAGAAGATGATTCTTATGATTCTTACTATTATGAAATTGGATTGGATCCACAACTTACTACAAGTTCAGTTGCAAATAATTCAAATAGAAACCCTTCTTTTATGGAAGATAGAAGTTTAGTTTATGAATTTGAATATGATGCAAATGTAAGTGATGAAATATCTGAATCCAATATTTATGGAAAATCTCAACAGGAACCAAAAGATTTTAATTTTCCAAATCGTCGTAAAAGTAGAGCAGACGTTTTAAGTTTAACTTTGTTAGAGCCAAATTATTTAATGGAGACTATCAAGGGAACTGTTGTTGATATCTTTGGAAACCTATTAGATATTAATAGAATGCCATTACCATTAGGTACAGATAAAAGCGTAACATTAAATGTTGATAAAGCAGAAGATAAAGAAAAGGCTTATAAAAATATAAGAGAAATTCAAAGAAGAGGCGTCGCATATCATTTTGAATTAAATGCCAGAAAAGATTTATCTGGAAAAAATGGTAAAACTACATTGCCTGATATTAATTCTAGTGATGATTATGCAAGAAATAGAAGTCGATTTTTTGTTGATATTGATAAAGAAGGTCAATTTAAAATAAATGTCCCAGCATCATCTGAAAAGGGAAATGTTCCATTATTGGTTAGATATGAAAACTATTCTTCATTTGGAGATGATGATAATAATAATCCAAATAAACTTGTTTATATAGATGATAATAAAGATATATTTTTAGATTCATTTGCTGCCACAGTTTTTACTAAGGATGCAAGTTTTGATGGAACTAGAGGAGTAATTACTATTAAAGATGATGTTGGTGAGGCGGGACCAATTGATCGTATTGTTAATACTCATATGAAACATGGTTCAGCATATCACGATATTTTGTCCACATGTTTTAGTTTACAATCACAAGATTTTTTACAATATCAAGCAAATACAACAATTATTGTTGAAAGTACGGAACAAGACGTAATAGATTTAACAACAATACCAGATTTAAAAAATGTTGTAAGTGATACAATTATAGTTAGTGGAGATAATGCTAATGCTGGTGGTAGAAGCGGACAAATTAATTTAGACGGGTCTATTGAACTTAATATTGGTGCCAATACAGTTGATCGTCAATCTGTTTGGCTAGATACTGCTGGTGGTATTGTGGGCAATATTGGTAGAGATAGAAATGATAGAAGTTTAGTAATGTCACTAAATGGTCAAGTATTAATTGATATTGGTGGTTATGGTGTTCCTGGTGATAGTAGATTTTCAACTTTAAATAATGCTTCTGTGCCAGGTGTTTTGGATATTAGAGTTATGACTGCCGGATTTCAAACACATATGATTAGAATTGATGATAGTGGAATGAGAATTATGACGCCATCAAGATTAGAAATTCATTCAGCTAAACAAATGGTATTAAAAAGTGATTCTACTATCATAATTGAAGGTGAAGAAGTTAGAATAAATAATAGAGGCGTTCTCAAGGAGAGTGGTGGCTCAGTATGAAAAAATTAAATGAAACGATTTATAATAAATTATTATTACAGGCAGAAGAAGCTAACGATCAAGGTTTAACAAAATTAGCTAATGCTTTATTTGAATCATTAGCTGAGGATGCTGTTAAAGAAAATGGAGATTCGAGTTTAAAAGAATTAAAAGAAGAAATTTATGGTGATTTATGGAAAATAGCTACAAAAATTGCGGCTTATTATGGAACAGAAAGCCTTGATACAATGAAATTAGATACAGAAATAAATTATACATCTGATAAACTATTTAGTTTAATTAAAAACGTTTTAGATATTGAATCAACTTTTGGACCTAATGAGCCAGAAGTTATTGGTGAAAACAAATAAAGTGATATATAGTTAATAGAATGTGTCCTTGCGAGCCAATAGAATTTAATCCACCAGATGGTCCAAGTGGTCCTGCAATACCAGGATTTGGCGTTCCATTTTCTATTAAGCTTTCAGCATTTCCTTTTCCTGAAGGGTTTCCAGAAAATTTACTTGAATTATTAAATAAATTACAGATGTTAATACCATCTGGAGTATTTAAGCCAGCACTGAATCCTAATTTTGGTAAAGATATATTCGATGCAATAATGAAATTGCTAGATCAATTTTTTCCATTTTTAATGTTATATAAATTTTTCCTTCCAATTTTAAATTTAATCATTTGTATTATTGAAGTTTTATGCGCTCTTAAAAATCCAGTTAAAGTTATTAGGGCTTTAAGAAGATTGTTCTTAAAATGCTTACCACCATTTTTAAATCTGTTTCCGATATTTGCTTTAATTATGATGATTATAGCATTGCTATTATTATTATTAGCTTTAATTAAATATATTATTAATAAAATCATTGCATTGATTAAGGCAATTTTAAGAAACCTTAAAGCATTATTTAACGCCGTTATACATGCAAATGAAGATGCAATCTTGGCAATTGTTAGAAAGCTATCTGCATTTTTATGTGTATTTCAAAATTTATTTGTTTTGTTGGAAATATTTGTTTTAATTATTCAAGTATTTAAAGATATGCTTAGCCATGCTTTTGCAATTCCTCCATGTGATGATGGCGATGAAAGTGGATTAGGAATTCCTGATGATGATAAATGCTGTACAACTGATGTTTGCCCATTCATTGTTCAAAACAATTATACAAGAATAACTGGAACATTACAATACTTAAATAAAGTTGGACTTCAAACAACAATTGTTTTACCTCCACCATTTAATAATTTTAATGTTGATATCCGTCAAGAAAGCTATCAAATATATGATGATGGACAGCCTGCCCCACAAGCATTTATAAATATTGTTGATGCATATGATGTAGTGGCTACATCAACTAAACCTAAGCCAGTATTCTTTCCAACAGATTCAACTTATAACGCAACTACGCCAGCACAACAGGCAGCATATAGTGTTGATCTAAGATTACTTTATGACCCAGCAGTTTATGGTAGAAATAATTTTCCTATAGATGGTATAAAAAGAAATATTAGATTTAAAGACTGTGTTGTTACTTTCGCGCCATCACATAGTTTATCAAAATTTGATAATAGCACTGAGGCGCATCCAACTGGAGTTATGAAAATTGCTGGCGGTAGAGGATATGAAGATGATGGTACCACAACACTTAAAGGATATTCATCTACAGATCCCACAGTATTAGCAACTCCTCCCGCATTTGCGGCATTAGAAAATTTTATATTCTTATTGCCAATAAATTCAAATGCTCCAGATCCAAATGCAATACTTGCCTCTGCCCCAGGTATTATTTATACTGATGTTGAATATACATTCAAACCAAATATTCCAATTTTATTTAGTAAAGATCTTGTTACTGCTGGTTGTTCTCCAGATTTAAGTTTTGATAAAGCATTTATCAATAACGTTTTTGGAGCTAATACTGGATTAAAATTGGCAGAATTGCAAGCGCTTATTAATGGTCCAAATTTCCCAGACCCAAAGAAAGCGGAAGAATGTATGTCTGTAGCATTGTCTGGGCTAGCTGCAAACATGACGCCTGAAGGCGCAGCCATATTTCAAGTAGTATCATTGGCTTGTTTACAAAAATTAGAAGATGATACTAATGATGCTCTTAAAAAATTATTAGCCCTTGCATTTGACCAAAATCAAAGTTTGTTTACAATTGATCCGGCAATTCAATTTACAACGCAAGCAATTAAAGTTACAGTTGATCTTAGAGAGTCTAATGGCAATTCATATTCAATTAATTTGCCAGCCGATTTAGCTGCTGATATGGCAATAAAAATTGTCCCAACTGCAACATTAGGAGATGTAAGTCCATTTATATATGACGGATATCAATTCTTCTTTGCAGATTTAACTAGCACTGTCGCTGGCACTGGAAAATTAACAATGCAATTTGATAATAAACAATTTAATATTGTTACTATTCCACAAGATTTAAACCAACCACCTACAGTTGAACCAAGAACATTAGATTATCAATTCGTTCTTTCTCCAGCTGGCGTTACCGTTCCAGTTTCCCCAACCTCTATCGGAGATGCTTCTGAAGGCAAGCCAAGAAGAGATGAAGGCGATTTGTCTAGAGATACAAATTCAAATAATGATAGGAGTTAATAAATGGCTAAACCAACTCCAAATCAATCTAATTTTCAAGACTCGCAAAATTATAAAATTGATATTGATCAAATTTTTACAGATTTCATCAGTAATATTGATTCAATTAGAAGTTTTGTAAATATAAGCGCCCCCGAAAACGCATCAAGACTTAATATGATTACAAGTCAAAGTTTTACTGCATTGGGTGGGCAATTAAAATCAGAGTTAACATTTCAAGAAAGTAGGGCTCACGCCTTTTTTAGATGGATAGGTTTTCCTGTAGTTAATAAATCTATGGATACATTTTATAATCCAGGATTTGATGCTATTAGCGGTGAGCGTGATGTAGATACAGATTTTAAAGTTGAAGCTGCTAATAATCCTATTGATGGCTTTAAAACATTATCTTTAAAAAGAGAAATATATTATAGCCAGAATATTTCTGGAACATTTTTAAATAATATTAGTATAGAATCATCTATATTAGCCTTATCAAGCACAACTTTAAGAAAATTTAATGCTCCAATTGAAAAACATGACGGTCCATTTGATATGGATATAAAACACCAATCATATATAATTGAATTGAGTGATTATAATAGTATATCATATCAACTATATACGGATAAAAATGGAGACGTTGCTAAATTAAAACCTCTTTTTGGCTCCGACGTAAAAACAAGATTACATATTATTACACCATTTATTGTTGATGCCAGAATTGATTTAAGCGTTAATTCGTCAGACAGAAAAGTTTGTATCCCATTTCCTAATGATAGATCGGAAACCTGTGTCGCTGAACAGCAATATGTTAAAACATGTATTTTAGAAAAAGTTATTAGAGAAAGATTTGATGTAAAAAATCAACAAGCTGATATGGGTGCAGCCGATCAAAATTTAATTAATTATATTAAAAGTTTACAAAGTGTAGATGTTATTAAAGATGATGAGTTAATAAAAAAGGTTGCAGCAAATAATGTCTTTAAAAATACTCAAGTAGAACAGTTTGTGAAGTATTTGAATATTTTTAGAGCAATGTTTAAAAAATTAGTTGCGGCTCAAGAAGTAATTAGACAAGTACAATCTAATTATTATTGGGTTCCTATGCCATCTAGAACTGGTCCAGAAGGGGGCTGTACAGTTCAAAAAGTATTTTTAGAAGACCCTAACAAGCTACAAACTTCTAAAGATATAAAAATAAAAAGTACACAATCAGATTTTTTTATTTCACAAATAAATGCGCAATCAACTAAACCAACTTCAGCAGACCCTGGTAATTTTACAATACCACCATCATTACAGCTAAGTGTTGATAATTCAAAAGGAACTGGCGATTTAATTAAAACGAATTTAGATAAATTAGCCAATATGAGAAATAATGAATTAACTCGCGCTAATAAAGCCTTACAAGATATCGAAGTTATAATGGGAGAATTTAGTGGTCTTGGGTTATGTGACATTTTAGTGATCCTTGCCTCTTTATATACTGTTGATAAGAAGTATTTATTAGGATTTTTAGATGATGATGCTTATGATAGAGCTAAAATTCAAGTCGGATTTGGTGATTTTTTTAGCCCTAGACCATCAATTACTGAGTCAATGCAAAATTTTACAGATACAGTTACTGATTTTTACAATCTTTTGGATAAATTATATAAAGATGCGTCTAGTAAAAAAGGAATAACTTAATTTAATTTTATAAATTGTCGATATATATATTTTAGTATTATATCGGAGCGTCTATGTCATTTGATTTAAAGTTAACTTCTGGTGATTTAACCATTAAAAATGGTACTTTACAAACAGTTACAGATACTGATAAGTTAATTCAAGATATTTTAAAAATATGCTTAACTGATGTTGGCGGTAATCCGATTCAACCTTGGTATGGTTCTTTTTTATCTAGATCAATTGTTGGATCTGCATTAGATCCATCAGTAACAGTTAGTTTAGCACAGTCTCAAATTCAAAATGCTATTGGAAATTTAAAATCTTTGCAATCAGCACAAGTAAGTTCTTTGCAAAGCGTTACTCCAAGTGAAATGATTAGCGCCATTCTAGACATATCTGTTCTACAAAGTAATGCAGACCCAAGATTATATGACGTATTAGTTAGTATCGTCACTAAGGCTTTTAAAAAAGTTTCCCCTTCCTTTACAATATCTACTATATAAATCGGACTTTAAATGGTTAATATACGCAACGCAAATGATATAATTTTAAGTCTAATAGATTTTTTTAAATTAGCACAACCTGACTTAGACACTAAACCAGGAACTGTCGCTAGAGATTTATTTATTGATGCTCCTTCAACTCAATTATCTTTACTATATGACCAATTATCAAATATTTCTAATAAACAATCTTTAAGATTAGTTGCAGGCATAGACCTTGATAAACTTGGTAAAAACTTTGGAGTTCAAAGAAAACAAGCATCACCATCTAGTGGTATTGGATTATTTACATTTGCATCTTTAGATGCACCAGTAAGTATTCCAAAAGGTGGCATTGCATTTTCTATAAATGGATTTTCATTTTCTGTTAATGCTGGAATTTCTGTTAATTCAAACTCTTCTAATTTTTATCGTTCTGTGGCAAGTAAATTTCGTAATGAACTTGATACTGTAGGCATTACAGATCAATATGCTGTTGAAGTTACATTAGTTGCAACAACTGCCGGTAATGCTGGTAACATTGGTAAATTTTCACTAAATAGAACAAATATATCTGGTGTAAGTAATGTTACAAATATTTTATCATTCTCCGGTGGAACAAATTCAGAAAATGATGCGGCATATAGAGATAGAATATTATCTGTATTTAGTGGATCAAGCGTTGGGACTGCTTTAGGATATTTAAACGTAGCACTTTCTAATACTGGAGTTTCCGATGCATATGTAGTACAGCCTGGAGACCCATTAATGACAAGAGATGGTTCTATTGTACAAAGCAATACTGATGGCACGCGAACCATTTTATCAGAAGGTTCTGGTGGTAAAGTAGATATTGTTATTTTAGGAACATCACTGTCTGACAACTCAGATACATTTATTTATTTAGATAAAAGCAATAACAATGACCCTACAGATAGCAGAAATGATTTTGTTTTAGGACAAATTACCGCTGATGCAGGTAAAACTATTACAAGAAAAAGAGTTGATGATATTAAGAATGGCGTGTTGCCAGCACAACCAGCAAATACTATTACAGAAGTAACTGGATCTGTTAGTGGTTCTAATTTTATCGCTAAAACTACAGATATCTATGGAAGAGTTACCGGCAATTATGAAATAATTTCTGACACCGGAACTTATGCCGGTAGCCCTTGGGGGCTTGACAGGTTCCACTGGATAAATAATAAAATATCAGGATTTCAAGAAGATAGAATTAAAGGGCAATATAATGGACAAGACGCAACATCATTTACAGATGTTGTACAAATACCAAATGTACAGCAAAGCATTTCTGTAACAAATGAAAATAGCATTGTTTCAACTGATCGTTCTATAATTCAATTATTACATTTTCCTTGCACTAGTGTTACAAGAGTATTTAATGTTAACACTGGCGAAAGATATTTAATAACAAGTCAAAATTTCGATGGAACTGGAACAGTAAATAATACTGGAAGAATTCAAATAAGTGGTAATACATTACCTTCACCTAGTGACATATTGCAAGTAGATTATAATTGGATTATCTCTTATGATCAATATACTGATTATGATGGTAGATTAAATACATCAAATCCTCGTAGTGTTACTGATAGTGTTGATTGGGGATTTTCTTCTGTAATAAAAAATGAAAGAATTTTATTTTTAAGAAACGTTTCTAATACATTTTTTGTCGGAGCATCTTCACATCCTGCAAACACTGTACTAACAGCTAAAACATTTAAAGAAGTTGATTCTGCTGTATATAGAATTACTTCTGGTGTTTTTGTTAATAGGCTTGCTGCCAATGTTATAAATTTAGTAAATAAAACTGTAAGTATTGATTCGGCAATAGTTAGAAATACTACTAGAGAAGTTTATGCGACAGCACAAGATGATGGAACATTTATAAGCAATGCAACAGTTGTTGGTATTGATATTTTTTACAATACAACAATTATATTGCCAACTGACACTTCAGCATTAGAAAATGATAGGCTTGATATTATTCTAGATGGTTATGATGTATTTACAGTAAGTAATAATTCTGGCAGCACAAATAACACTCAAATAACTATTCCAGTTAATAATTTTTCTACACTTTCTAATAATTTTTATTTATTAACAACATACATAGCAAATACTCCAGATTTATTTTCTTCAAATATTACTTCAGTTCCAACTAGTAGGCTTGCTAATGGCTATCTGCTTAATAATAATATTGGATTTAATAATTTTAGTCCAGTAAATATTTCTAAATATGAAAATTTGATTATTCAAAAGAATTTAAGCAATCAATTCTATGTTGAGCTTTCAATATCAGCAGCTGAATATTTACTTAACCCATCCAATGTGTTGTCCGTTGTTAAATTATTAAATGGTTTAGAAGTTTGGAACCCACAAAATTTAGGAACTGTAGCTACAGGCACCTCTGGCAATTTACAGCTGATTTTATCAGGGTATAATGTTCCCGCGGTTGGTGATAAAGTTTTAGCATATTATTATCCAACTGATATTAAAAGATTTCAACCATTTAGTTTTACTAATTCAGTAATCAAATATAGAAATGATACCTTGGGAGTAGATAACGCAACAGGCGGATTTTCATTAGCATTAAATCTATTTTATAATGAAACGGCTATGACTTTTGATTTAATAGATGTTAATACAAATCTAATATTACAATCTATTAATGATGGATATTTAACAGTAAATCCATCTAATCCTGCCCAAGCATTTATTGCAAGTTATTCTTTTAATTTTGCGACATTGCCGACATTATTGCAATATAGGGTAAAAATCAATACTGGAACCTATATTAGCAACTTAGGCATTTATGATATTTTTAATTATGATATCGTAAGCAATACGTTATTAATTTCTGATTATTTTGATAAAATTAATAATAATCAAGTGTCTGTAATCAGGTTGACTGATGGAAAAGAATTATGGAACAGTTCCTGTACTATTAGTCCTGCAACTAATGTTAATACAGTAGTTATTCCTTTAAGCTCAGCGGCAACTTTTGGTGATAGGGTTTTAGTTGTTTTCTTTAATTATAATAATTTGCGCAGAACACCAACAAGGATAGCAATTAATTCTACTGATCAAGTAGTTAATCCTGGCGCGTTAACAGTGTCTGGAACAACTCTTGTTAAAGCTACTGATATTATTTTTAATATTACAAATGATGGCTTAAAACAAAATTTGCTTGAGGCAACAAGAAAAGCTTTGAATTTAAATTCAACAACAGCTATTCCAAGCAATATTAAATTGGCAAGAATAACTAAGCTTGAAAAAGTTAATACTGTAAGTGCATCTGGAAATATTGTACTCTCAGTATCTGCAACATATGATCTAAAAGAAACAAGCATTCAAGATAATAAATTTTACTTAGATAATTTATTGTCAGACAATACACTTAATAATTTAGAATTTATATTGCCAAATACTGCTAATAATAGTAGTACCGCAAATGGTCCTAAAATTGGTGATAAATTTAGAATAACATTTTATTATACTGTTGATAATGATTTAGAAACATTATCATATACTAGAAATGGTGTTTTATATACAAATAAATTATTTGCCTTAATTAATAAAGTATATGTTTCTAGTGGATTTACCACATCTAAGTCTACAAAAATTACATTGTCATCATTTAATCAGCCAGGCTTGGGGGCACGTTATAAAGCAATTTATGATTATATTGCTCCAAAACAAAATGAAAGAATTGTAATTAAATATAATTATAATAAAATTATATCTGACGTAACTTTTAATGTAGAACAAACTAGACCAATAAATGCTGATGTTATAGTAAGGCAAGATAAAGAAGTAAAATTAGACTTATCAATAAGTGTAGTAATTGATAGTACAAAAAAGAATCAAACAACTACAATTATACAAAATGTAAGAGACAAATTAATATCTACTTTAACTACAACAAAATTAGGACAATCAGTAGCGACATCAACAATTATTAATCAGACACAATCAGTTAGTGGAATTACCAGGGCGCAAGTTATATATTTTAATAAGAATGGTTATTTGGGACAAGTCACAAGTGTGCAATCCCAAAATGATGAACATTTTACCTCTAACAATATAGTAATCAATTATACATATAATACATAAAATACATAAAATGCAAAATCTTAGAATTATTTCTGTAACGGTAGTTGATAGCTCAAGTATAAATGTTAAATTTTCTAGCAAATTAACATCTAATTTGATTACGTCTAACGTTTCAATTGTTTCTGAAACAATAAATGTTCCAGATTCTTCTGTATTAAAAATTGCAGTGAATGGAGACACATTACAAATTACATGTCAACCATTAACTCAATTTGCATCCTATGTAATGCAATTTCAATCAACCACAAATCACCCTTTCATATCAGTAAATGGTGATGCTAAAATTTTAGAAGATGGTATCTCTAATTATTTTGCAATTGTTGGACCTATAGATCCAGAAAGCACTTCTAGAGATTTTTTTAAAAGTTATTTTATAAATAACATCTATAATCTAGATGATGATAACACAATAATTAGTAAATATATTCAATCTTTATCTACAATTTTAGATAAGAGTTTACATGATATTGGTCAAGTTAAAAATGAAAACTATTTATCATTTGATGTAATAGATGAAGAAAAAATAAGGTCAGCAGGACCTTTTGATAGATTAAATGAAGAAGGTGCATATGAAATTATTCGTGTGGGCAGAACCCCAATATCTAGTAATGCTCAAAGTACTTTTCTTTATGATAGTTTCCCGTCTTATCCAATATCTTTAAGTAGACAAATAGTATCTGAAAGTTTGCTTCCAGACTCTGTTGATGCAAATGGCATTTTTAATGTTAATAGTTTAGTTTTTAACTTATCAAATTCGCCAGTTATTAAAGTTACAAGTATAGTATTTACATTTACAACTACTCATCCAATTTATACGTATGATATTTCAAAATTTGGATATCAAATTAAAAATTCTAGATATGATCAAGATTTTGCATTTTCATATGATTTATTAAATAATAATCAAATAAAAATAAGTGATAAAGTTTTAGAAGACCCTAATTTTTCATTAGCAAATATATTTAAAATTGATATTCAATATGAATATAAAAATTTAGGAATAATTGTTAACCAAAATACTGTAAATGTGTTTTCTAATATTAAATCAATAAGAGAAGTGTTGCCACCAATTATTAATATATTTGATTTATCATATGCCCCATTGTTAGATACAAGTAATCAAACTCCAATTTCTGGTGGAGTTATATTTACTGATCCTAATGCAATTAATCCTGGGGACGTGCATCCAGCATTTAAAATTGAAATACCATTTAGATTAAGCACATTACCATTTTCTCCGGGGCAATATTCTATTGACTATTCTACTGGTAGAGTTTATGTATATGGTTCTGATAACAAAAATGATGGTACAGGTCCTTATCCTCCATTAGCAACATATAATTATAAATTGATATATAAATTTGATGTTGATTATTCTTACGATATTGATTCTCAAGATTTGGTAGCTCTTCCTTTTGGAAGTCTTTTATCTAATTCTGCATATATTAATTTTAGCTATGAACAAGTATTAATCCCAGATGTAGATTATGTCGCCAGCGTACATAAAGAATCTCTTAATGAAAGAGTAAACAATCGTATTGCTGCACTTAATGCTGTTAAGCCAACATATACTCCAATTACAAATGTATTTAGAGTTTATAATGAAACTTCTGGCGAACTATATACTATATCAAGATGGAGTAATGATAAAATTTATTATACTTATAATACTCCACCAAATATAACTTCTACAGTTCATGAAAGAGTCGCATTTCAAAATATTATAAATGAATTATTGTTTGTTGATTCTTATGTAACAAACACTTCTTCATTAAAAGTTATTAAAATTTTATTAAAAAATAACAGAATAGGAAGCCTATCTGAAGATAGTGTCGCATCTTCAGTTAATTCAAGTTTAAATTTTTCTAAATCCAATATATTTATAAATGAAAGATGGTTTGATAGGGGACAATCTGCCACAGCAAATTTAAATAAATTAATTAATGTTGGAGAATATTGTGTTGATTATGTTGATGGAATTATTTATTGTTCAGTATCTAATACTCAAGGACAAGACATTGGAACTATATCATATAAGACAACAAATATTATTCCAACAAGCCCACATTTAATTAGTGTTGATGATATCTATTATCAAATAAGCGTTTTATCTATAAAAGATAAACAATTTAAATATACATCTTTTGATGATGGAATCATAGTTCCCGAAATAGTTGATTACTCTGATGAGACATCATTAAATAATAATGTTGGAGCACCATATCAAGTTAGTAATAATCAAGTCGGTATTTTTAATGTAACAACATTTTTGCCAGGCTTAACATATAATATAAAATCTGTAAGAGGTCTTTTTGTTTATGATGATATTATTAATAATATCAATCCATTAAATTTCGGATCATTTGCATTATCAAGTAACAACCAATTAATGGTTAAGCCAATTATAAAACAAGTTTTTGATACAGTAGTTTCTGACATGTCAGGATTACATGTAACAATAAATGAAAATATCCCATATTTTTCTTCAAATATAACTTATAATTTTAGTGTGGTTAGACTGTCAGACTCTGCACAATTATGGAATTTATCTGGAACTATTATTCCGGGGAATCCCGTCAAATTAATTTTACCAGGAATAAATTCTCCAGTAGTTGGCGATTCGGTTATTATTACTTATACATTTACAATAAATAATTTATCTAGAGTAGTAGCTGATTATAATAAAGGTGACTATTATATTGATTATTCATATCTTGCTGATGAAATTTTAATTAGCTATGAATATGGTGATAATAATTTAGATTTTAGACAGGGCAAGGTATTATCTTCTGGCGATACTTATTTCGTTACCTATAGAGCGGGAGCTTTACGTGATGCATTAGTTCAAAATTTCGGAACACTTATAAATGTTCCAGAATTAGAAACAATAGATGTTGATTTTAATAGAGAAAGATATCGCGAAGCATTATATGCGGGACTTTCTTCATTCGTACAAGGTCCAACCGTATCTGCTATGAAAAATATTGGTAAAATTATCTCTCATATTGAACCAGAAATCATAGAGTCAATATTTCAAAATTGGTCACTTGGAACAAGCTTGTTAAACCCTGAATCAATTAAAACAACTGGACAGTTCGCGTTAATTCCTGCAAAATATGGCAACGCAGCATTAGTAAGTGATTCAAATCAAACAATAAAGCTACCTCTTAATTCTAATTTAAGATTAGAGAATGGAACATTTGAAGAATGGGTTATTCCTAATTGGAATGGACTTGATAATGATGCCATATTAACTTTCAATATTTTAAAAAATGGAACCCCAATCCCATCTAATCAAGTATTTATTGGGGCAGCGGAAAATCATCCACAAATATATAAAGGTGAATTTACGGCTAGTAAATCGTCAAGTGTAATGGGTACCCCAAATAAAAATAAAGACGGTATATTCATTTATTATGATAAGGATGTATCTGGTAATTTTTATAGGTGGTATTTAGATTTTATTGATGGATATTCTGATGGCTATGTTGATGGATATGCTGACGGATATACTCATAATTATAAACTTAAGATATCATCAACTGGTAAATTTTATGATTTAAAATCATTAACTGTCCCTAAGCCAAATTATTTAAACATTTTTACAGGCGTTAATTTTGTTACCATAAATGTTCAACCAACTCATAAACTTAATGAAACATTAACGTTTGTTTCAGATGTAGACCATTATCTATTAGATTTTGGAGAAGAAGAAAATAGAAATAGATTATCAATTTTTAAAGATCCAAGTGGATATTTTAATTTTAGAATATTTGATCGTCGTGGAGAAAATTTTACTGTTAGTGCAGATGTTTCTAAATGGCGCGCAGGAGAACAACATTATGTTTCTGCTTCTTGGAAATTAAATTCTAAAGAAAGAAGAGACGAAATGCACCTCTTTATTGATGGATTTGAAGTTCCAAATATTATAAAATATGGAGAAAAACTTAGACCATATTTGCATGAAAATTTTAGAACAGTTAATCCAGAAGAAGTGGTTGGTCTTGCTGCAAGAGATATTGTTGGTTCTAATGATTTGGTTACTATATTTGGAAATAACACAGTTAGCTCATCAATTAATTTTAGTGTTTTTAATATTTTTCCAGGTGATACTATTTTTATTGATGAGATTGGATTTAATCCTAGCGGGTATACTATTTTAAGTATTAGTGGACAAACACTTACACTTAGCACAACAATGCCGCTTTCATTAACTAATGTAAGATTTTCTGTTAACAGAACAAATTATTCATTAACATCTGAAATTGATATTTATCCAAATATTGCAGTATCAATATTAACTCCTACCATAACTGCAAGCGATCTTATACTTACTTTAGGATCTAATATAGTCACATCTTCATCGATTAATTTTACTTCTAGTAATGTTTTACCTGGATATGTTATTAAAATTGATAATATGGGATTAGAAGTTTCTTATACTATACTTAGTGTTAATAATTATTCATTAACTATTAGTGCAAATATTCCAATATCTTCTGCTGGATCGGTTTTTTATATTTATCCAAATGTTGAACAAGAATTACATGGTAAGAGAGCAATAAGAAAAGACTATTCAATTTCTAAAGATATTAATTTTCAAAATATATTAACTATATCTAATGGTGTTAATGCTAATGATTTAATTTTAATAAGAACTCTTGGACTTAATCATCAAAGAACTAGAGGCAGATATTATGTTTGGAGTAATCAAGTTCAAAATATATTAATGACAAAATTACCACCACCAATATCTTTAGATGAAGCTAAAATATTTAGAGTTATTTTGCCAAAAACACTTATTGGACCAACAAATAGTACATTAAGTGCTGGCGTTTTTGTATCCAATAATTTATCTTGTGCTCAACCATCAAATGCTCAGCAAGGTAGAACTTTAAGCGTAATTATAAGCGGAACAAATGTTGATTTTTCTGTACCAGTTAAAGTAACTATCAATGGTGTTGTTGGAATTAATACAATATCTGAAGATATATATTTTAATGATTATGGAACATTGAATTTTACAAATTATTATGTTTCAATTAATTATATTAAAGTGACTTGTAAGCCGCTTAATCCTGCAAAATCATTTTTAAATATAGATGTAAAAGAAAAATATGAAATCACTAAGAGTGAATTAAGTGGATTAGTTCCAGTAATTAAGTTTAGTTATCAAATTAAAGCTGGTTATAATTTAATGACTGATGGATACGCTACTGTTAGAGATAATACTACAACTTTTAGTGCATTAAGCGTTGGTAATTATTTAGTTATCAATCAACCTCCAGCAGTTGCTGGTTATTATAAAATAACAGGAATATCAGCAGACAGGCATTCATTAACTATCGCTTCTACTTATACATCATTTCCATTACCTTTGGCTTCATTCACTAATGGTGTATATCAAATATTGGATGTTATTGATGCGCGTTCTGGATTACAAAACGGATTCTTTACTCTTGAACAGGCGCTTATGCCAGGTCAACCATATTTTATGGATGCAGGGTTTTATGAATTAGATTATTTTACATATACAAGTATAGAGTTAAATCCTCAAAATTCATATATTTATTTTGGAAGTGATTTTAAAGGACATAATCAAATACATGCTTTAATGGACCAAATAAAAATTTATTCTGAAAAATTAACAGATACTAGAATTGGTGAAACAGTCGCTGTTAATCAAAGATCTATTACAAAAGACTTTAACTCATTGAAAGCTTTGAAAAAAGATCAACATACATTAGCATTAATAAATTTTGATGTTTATCCATTTACAAATGATTCAGATTATTATCTAAATTATAATAATAAAAAATTCATTCAATCTAGCTCTACTATTAATGATAATTTTGGTTATAGTTTAGTTATCACAAATGATCCAGTTATCGTGGATAATGCTGGAATTTTAGATACTAAAAAAGAAGGGTCCATAGAGTTTTGGATAAATCCATTTTTTGATACTGGAAATGATCCTGTTGATAGATTTTATTTTGATGCTTTTGGTGCAGTTATAGAAGAAACTATTAGCTTAAATGAAGTTAGTATTAAACTTTCTAAACCTGCTGAACAAATAGTCTCAGTTAAATTAAAAAATGGTGACCCTCATATTGATTACTTCGCCGGGGGCTCATTAGATATTGATTTGCAAAATGCAATCTCCCAGCAAACATTAAGTTTTAATGATAGCACTATTATTATTTCTCAAAAAGCATTACAAATAATTTCAGTTAAAATTGTAAATGATTTTAGTGGTGTAGATTATTTTGATGGCGGTGTAATTGGTCCAGATGGAACTACACTTTATCTTGGTAAGCCATTACCACAAAATAACTTATTGGTCATTGTAATTTATAAACCTTTAAATTCTGGAAATAATACATTAAATTCTCAAATAATCAGATTGAATAAAAAATTACCAGAACAAATATCTCAAGTAATTGTAACTTATATCCCAAGAGGATTACAAGGTGATCGCATATCAATCTTTAAAGACACATTTGGTTATTTAAATTTTGCAATTAGAGCCTCACATATTGATTATGTGCTTAGAGCGCCTACTTTCTGGACAAATGGAACTTGGCATAGAGTTAAAGCCAGCTATAAAATCAATTCTAATAAAGATGAAATGAGGCTTTTTGCAGATGGCTATGAATGGGGCAATGTTTTATTTGGAACAAGCGCAACATTTGGCGATTTCCCATTTGTAATGGGGTCTTCATTTGCTGGTGATGGATACGATGGATACGATGGCTATGGGATTTTAGGAAATATTAGTTTTAAAGATCCAATTAATAATTTTTTCATTGGGTCTCAATATACTCATGAGAGCCCAGCTTATGTTTTAATTGATAATTTAAGAATTAGCAATATTTCTAGACCTATCTATGCTCCATATGGTGAGCCGAGAGATGTTAATTATACTAAAAATTTAGATGTTGCTTTCCCTGTGACCACAGATTTATATACTACTTATTTAAGTGATTTTGATGCTAAATCTTTTAAAAATACTGACTTTGTAACATTAAAAAATAAAAAGAATGGATTATTTGATTTTTCCATGAATATTTTTGATTCTTTTGGTATAATAAATAGTAGTCCCAAAGTTAAGCTAATATTAGAAGAACTTATTAAAATTTTAAAGCCAGCAAGCTCTAGGGTGTTTTTAAAGTATATTATATGAGAAAATAATGGTTAAAAGAAATCCGGTTTCTACTTTGCAAAACACTTGGTTCGATTCCGAACAAGTGGATGATACTGATCTGGCTACAGAACAAAATTATAATAATAGTACAGAAGCGTCTATTATTTCCAATCATATTGGTGAAGGTGTATTAAAAGACGCTTTAAATCAAAATATTTTATTTGATTCTTCACTTATATCCACTCTTCTAGATGGAACTAATGTTAGCCCGCAGGCACAGCCTTCAGATAATAATTTTGGAAATCAATTAGAAATAGAATTAAGTCAATCAAAAGCTGCCGGAAAACGTGCAGTTAAGGTTGCTATTATTGGATTGGATTTTCAAAGCAATTTACAATATGAAACATTTATTTTTCATGTTAATGAAAAGAAACTTGGCTCAAAACATTTTACTAAAATTTTAACTATTTTTATTAATGATTTTATTGGTGAAAAGGGTAAATCTTTTAATCTTGGTGGGGAATTAGTTATTAAAGAAGCTCTGCCGTTAACATTGTCTCGTGACGCTATCATGGTGTCACAAGATGTAGAACCTAATTTATTCTTTAGAGACTTTATTCCAGCAGAAAGTGCAACATTACAAACCTTATTACAATCATCATTGCCAACTTATAATCCAGATGATTTAAATATTACAGCTAATGCAAAAGATATTCGTTCTTTATTAAGAGATGATGTTAGTACTCAAATTGGTCAAAAGTTTTTAGCAACAACAAATAATATTCAAAAAATTACACTTCTTCTTTCTGTTAAAAATAGAGAAGAAGGTATGGAGACTGATTTAATTTGGAATGGAGATATTGTTGTTAGTATTTATCCATTACAATCAACTGTTAATTGCCCAACAGATATCGCACCAAATCTATCAATTGATTTTGATCCTGCAAATATCCCATTAGCACAAGTTAGTTTTAATTATAATTCATTACAACAGGTTGGAACTGTTTTAGATTCTGTTTCACAACCAGTTGATTTTATTTTTAGCAATAGTGCCGTAGCTAGTGGCAGCACGATTTTATCAAATAATTATTATGCCGTTACAATTAAAAGATCTGGTTCGGCAAATAAATGTGATATTTTAATTGCTGTTGGAAATGATAGAGTTTCTAATTCTAGAGAAACTATTTTTAATGGTAATATTTGGACTGATGTTACTGATGAAGATATCTGGTTTCAAATTTGGACTGATGCGGCTAAAGTTAGTGATGGTCAAGGATATGAGTCCGGCTTTGGCATTATAGTTCCTAAAACTAATTTAGATACAAATAGCTCAACAACTACAGATTATGTTCTTAATCATTTAAGTTTCTTTGGTACAGATATCTTTAGAGCGGTGTTAGCTGCTAATTTAGAAAAAAGCACTCCAGTACAAGATCAAAGAACTGGAAATTCAGTTTTTTCTAGACAACAACATGTTCCAAGCATTAGCCTTCTTAATACTTTAGAAGTTGCTAGTTTAGAAAATACTTCAGATCCATTATTGCTTGGTGCTATTGTAGATAAAAATAGAAAGTTTTTTGATATTGCTACTGCAAATATTTTAACAAAATTACATAGCGCAACAATTGTCGATAATGAAATGATTTTTAGAATCGTTGACGATCCAACAGATATAGTAAGATATGATACTTCAGTATTGAGTTTAGTTTCTAATTTATTAAATGGCGATTTAACAAATGCAAAAATTGTTCCAGATAATGGGGCAGCAAATACTTATTATAGAATTGCCAAAGCTGAACTAGTATCAATGATTACTGGAGATGTTGATGGTGATGGGCTTATTACGTCGAATGATTTAGATTTATTAAATAGTTATGTTGGATTCAATATGAATTCATCTCCACCATTAAATACTATTATTACTACTGCTGGTAGTACAACTACATTTATTAATGGATACTATTCTCATCTAGGACCTTTCTCTAATTTATTTACTATTACATTTCAAGTTGTTGATCCTATAACAAATTTAATTGTTGCAAATGGAAGTGATGGGGTTTTAGTTGCACATCCAACTGATGATAGGCTTGCAGAATTTACTAGCGCAAGTGTTAGCTTTAATACAATTGTAGGTTTGGGAAATTATAAATTAGTTATTAATACTCCAAGTAATCAAGAAAATTGCGGAGGGTTTGATATTATATCATTAGACTCACTAACAGACGTCGTAACAATTCGTAAAATTATATTAAATGGTAATTCATTATTAGAAATGATGCGTGCAGATATTAATGGCGATTTTTATATTGATAATATTGATGGATATTTACTTGATAATTATCTTCAAAGAGTTCCATTGGTCGTTTCTCCAATCGCAACCTATCCTGCACCAGCAACAAATCCTTATAATAAAATTGGCACAAGATTTAATGCAATTAGATTTGTATTAGAAGAATTTATTGATCGTGCAGACGATTATGCTTCTTTAATTTCAAATAGAAATGATATTGTCCATCCAATTCCTGATATTTTCTTGAATGATGGATATTTAAATAATCATGATTATTATACATCTCCAATATTTATTACAATATCTAAAGAGCTTAGTTGGGATGAAACATTAATAGTTGGAAATAGTGCAATCAAATCTGTTCCAAGTACATTTATTAAAGATGTTGGCTTCATAGACCCAAGATGTGATAGCCGACAAGGAATACATTTAACTACTTACCCAATATCTCCAAATTATGATCCTGGTTTAGTAGATTTTTATGTTCCTAATAATTTAATTTTAGGTAATGGTGGGCAAATACTTCGTCCTTCTGGAAATTTCTATAAAGTAGATTTTGAAATGGGAACAATTGTTCTTGAAATTCCAGATGGACTTTATGGCACTGAAAAAACAATAAATATATTTAATGATTTTGTTGCGGATTATACTGGCGAAGCTGTCACTCGACTTGGCTTCCCAGCAATGAGATTTGCTGATTGCTCTCCAGTAGACCAAGATGCATTAATTAGAGATCAAGTTAGATTCTCTGTAGCCGTACAATCATTCTCTCCAAATACAAATGGGTTAGATGATGGAAATGGTGGGGTTATTGTTGATGGTAAAATTGGTGTATCCATGGATTATACCACAGGACTATTAACTCTTAATTTTACTAATCTATATGAAGATGCCATTCTTCCAACTTTAAATACTAAAATTCAAATTAGCGTATTCTTGAAAAAAGGCGGATTCAATAATCAAACATTGTTTATTGATTCTACTAAGGTTCAAAATATGCTTAAGTTAATAAGTGTATTCAGCGGCTCTAATGTTGGCGGACCTTCTGCATTAATAGATTTAGGAAATGATGTAACTGGAATATTGCCAATTCTTCATGGTGGAACTGGACTTAATGCTACTGGTCCAATAGGAACTGTTCTTTCAAGTACTGGAAGTTCTCTAAGTTATCAATACATTGCAGACTTGTTTGGTGTAATTAGTTTTTCAACTGGAATACCTGATGCTAATAAAGTTGTAAAAACAGATGGCTATGGATTATTAGATCCAAGTTTCTATTATAAAAATCCAGTTTATATTTATGGTGTTGCTGGATTATTTTCAAATAATACAGGAACTCCAACCACAATTGGGGCACTTACATTTAGATTTGATAAATATATTTTACAAGGAGTAAGTCATATATATTTTGAATCAATTCTTTATAATAATGACAATTCAACTAGAGTTACTCTTCAATTATTTGATATAACTAATACTGCCGTTATTATTACTATTGCAAATAGTACTAGCACCCCAACTTTAGTTAGATCTGTTGATATTAAAACACAAATGTTAATTGGGGCAACTGATTTCGTATATGACGCTCAATTATTTGTAATACCTGGCGGAAATCCAGGATTCTGTTCAATGGCTAGATTAGTCCTTGAATATGCAAATCCAGCCGCACAACCTCCTACCAGCAATTCTTATAACTTCGTTCCATTTTTACCTCCACCATAATTAATTTTATTAACTGACGATTGACAGATAATTAATAATGATTATATTATTAATTGAGGACTGCTATGTATTTTTTTAGAAAATTATTTAAATTACCGGGACCAAAAGAACTTGGTGTTAGTGATCATGATGCTTTAGAGTCTCGTGATTTCAGCCCAGATACAGAAGGCTATTGTTGGGAAGACTATCATGCTGATGTTAAAAAGAAATATCCAGTAAGATATTTTTTTGCAGAAACATTTGCAGATTTTATTCGTTATAAAATATGGCTTAGAATAGCCCGACCAATTTCTGATTTAAAATACTGGCTCGTTTCTCATTTATTTCCAAGTAGAAAATATCATATGCTCGATTTGCGCCAGCCTTGTCGTAAAGACGATATAAATAATTATGATTGTTATCGTTATGGCTGGATAGATGTTCCAGAAAAAATGCTTTTTGCTATGTTTAATTTATTAGATCAATTTATTAAACATGAAATAAAAAATTTATATTGTCCTTCAGAAGAAGATATTATAAAAGAGCCCGGATTACAATCTCAAAGGGATTTATATTTTGAAATACTTGCCATTCATAAATGGTGGTTTGAAGAACGTTTAGATTTAATTAAAAATAAAGATAAACGTCTTCATGAATGGTGTGAGGCGCGCAAAGATAAAGAAAAAAGACAAAATGGTGAGTGCGATACACTATTTAAAAATATGCAAAAACATGAAGAGGATTTAGAAACGAAATTAGATGAAGTAATTTCTAGATTGATGAAGATACGTAGATCGCTTTGGACGTGATATAAATAAAGCTATGAAAATATGTTGGTTCGGATTTTTATCATTAAATCACAGTTGGAGCTTGGTTGGACAAAATATTTGTCGTGAATTTATCCAAAAAGGTCATCAGGTGGATATGTTTTCCACCAATGGCACTAAACTCTTTCCAGATGACCTTAAACCCTATTTAAAAGGTTCTTTCGAGCAGGGGCAGCAAGTAACCGCCCAAGACTTCGCTAACGTCACCAATGCGGTCCTAGAACCCAAATACGATATGCAACTCAGTTATACTGCATTTCGTAATTTTAAAGATTATTTTAGTAAGGGTAATTCAAATAGATTCGGAATCTGGAACTATGAAACAACTATTCTTCCACAATCATTTGCTAAAGCTTTTGTTCATGTAGATAAAATCCTTCCTTCTTCTAATTTTTCTAAAAAAATATTTGTTGACAATGGAATTCCTGAAGAAAAACAAGTAGTTATACCACATGGCATTCATTTAGACAGGTTTGATTCTATAGAGCCATATCAATTAAAAACAAAAAAGAAATATAAAATACTAGCGAATATTGCGCAGCCACATCTTAGAAAGAACATTCCTGGTTTATTGGCATCTTTTGGGAAAGCATTTACAAATAAAGATGATGTATGTCTTGTGCTAAAAATATCTAAAAAAAGTCCCCAACCAGTATTTGATGTAAATTTTGCAGAAATATATAAAGATTTTTGCCATAAATATAAAAATCATGCTGAAATAGAAATAATTGATACATTTATAATTGATATTGAAAGCATTTATAAATCTGTAGATATTGTATTTACAATGACACATGCAGAATGTTTTTGGATGCCTGGACTTGAGGGGTTTGCTGCCAATAAGATTGTAATATCTCCAAATTATGGTGGACAATTAGATTTCATGAATAAAGATAATTCATTTTTAATTGAAGGTAAAGAAATGAGAGCGCCTAATAGTATGCAGTACTGGGAACCATCACCATATGCTAAAGTATTTAATCCTAATATAGATCATGCAGCAGAAGTATTAAGAGAAGCAGTTAATAAATACGATTATTATCATTCTAAATTTTCGCCTTTAATGAAAGAGACTGTTGGAAATTATACTTGGAGTAAAGTTGTAGATAAAATTGTGAATCTTTGTGAAAATAAATGAAATTTCCAATCAGACAAGACATAGAGATTTTATCAGCCGATGATGTAAAACAACTTAAGTTAGGCTGGACTGTTAAAGAAGTAATTGGCATGGCAGTAATTAATACTAGAGGTTTACATAAACCAAATACCATTTTCTCAAATGGTAGAGATATAATAATTGTATGTTAAAAACATTAAATAATATATTTTACAAAGAGTATAAAGAATGTCCAATTGTTATTACTAATGATAATTATATAATGGATTGGCATTCTGCAATATTACATGGATGGAGCACTTCTAAAACAGTTAGAGCCCACGCTTGCGGTATACAATTTAAATTACAATCGCTTGGTAAAAATGAATGATAAATTTTTATTTATAAATGATTGTAATGAAATCATTACGACCGCTTATTCTCAAAATTATTTGCTATATAATTTAAGAAAAATAAACCATGTTCCAGCATACTCAAAATTAAGTAATAAAATTAAACTTATGGATAGTCATTCTGCAAGAAGAGCGGTAATAAATTTTACTATGAAACTATTAAAAAATGAATGATAATTATATTATAATTAGTAATAATATGATTTTCTACATTGCTATTGATAGTAGAAGTTATCTGGAATATTTGCTCATGGAAATAAAATATAATATGGATAATAAACAGCCGGATCAATCTATAGTACCCTGTACAGAAGCTTCAATATGCCATCAGATAATTTTATAATTATACGATCTAATAATAACATTATTTGTTTTAAACTAGTATTAAAAAAACTAATGGAATTAGAAGGGTTCTCAAAAATTTTAGAAAATGCACAAACAAAAATCAAAACAATTATTAGATAATGATGATTTTGTATATATTTATAGCGATAACAAAATTCATGCAGTTATATTTGTATTTAAACCTGATCTTAAAAAGGTTATGAATTATGCTTATCAAAAAGAATTAACAAAAACAATTTGTAAATTAAAATTATGAATACTATAATTATATTATCAAATAATAAAATTATTTTATATCCATTAGGCATGAAAACATTTAATTTTGATAAAGCCATACACAATTTGCACAATGAATTTCGATGTAAAATACATAAATCATTTAATGATTTAAATAATATTAAAGGGTAAATATGAATAAGGTATTAAGTATTGTAATTCCAGTATATAATAGAAAAACTATCAATATTATGTGGAAGAAAAAGAAAGAAGAAAGATGAATAAAGTATTATCTATATGTATACCTATTTTTAATAATTGGAATTTTACTAAATCATGTCTTGATGATTTGTCTAAATTACCAAATGATCATGAAATTATTATTGTAGATAATGCTAGCATTGATGATACCGAAAATCAATTAAAAGATTCTAAAGAAATAATATATATTAGAAATAATGAAAATAAAGGTTTTGGATTTGCTTCTAATCAAGGATTTAATTCATCAGCAGGAAACAATGTTTTATTTTTAAATAATGATATTAGAGTAAAATCTAATCATAATAATTGGACATCTGAATTACTTAAATGGTGTGATAAAGGTTTAGTTGGACCTACTATGGGACAATTAGATAAGGATTTAAATTTTGTACAAGAATCAAATAGATTACTTACTGGAAATTCATATATGTCTGGCTGGTGCCTTGCCTCATCCAAAAACAATTGGAATAAATTAGAAATTGTAAGACCGCCGCCATTTCTTTCCACAGTAACATATGATGATCAAAAAGAAATATTTAATGAAGACTTTTTTTGTTATTTTGAAGATACAGATCTTTCATTTAGGGCGAAGCAATTAAAAATGGATATGATTGTTGTTGACATTCCTGTTGTTCATTTTGGCAAGGTTAGTAGTAAACAATTAAATACACATCAATTATATTCAAATGCAAGAAAAATATTTGTAAATAAATGGGGCAAGAATATAAACAAATAATTATATTTAATTCAATATTTTATTAGTTATGCTATATAGGTGGAAAAGGAAGTTCCATGTCTCCACTTAATAAAATTTTAATATCTTTATCTGTAATTTTTGCTCTTTCTCTTGGCGGATTTATAATCTATAAAGAAATGCAAGCATCTAAAAGACAAGATGCGATAGAGCAAAGTATTATTAAACAAAAAGAATTGGCTGATAATATTACGCGTTCAATGGCGGAATTTGCAACACGTAAAGATATGGAAGATTTTGCAAAACAATCTGGCGTTAATTTAGATGTAATTAAAAATGATCTTGGTAAGTTGCATGCAGAAGTAGTTGCTATTAATAAGGTTGATGTTGTTAGTACTGGATTTACAGGAAACAATATTGTAAGCACAACAACTACGCCAAATACTTCTACTCCAGATCCTACACCAACTGTTATGTGTGATGGTAAAGCAATCAGTTGTCCAAATGAAGACCCTAATGGTTATATGAAAAATAGACAAGTTTTATCTTTAGAAGAAAGATTTGGTCCCAATAAAGTTCCATTTGGATCTGTAGGATTTTCTGCTTGGCAAAAAGCCCCTTGGGACCTAACAATCTCTCCAAGAGATTATAAAGTAGTTACAGTGCTTGGTCAAGATGAAAATCGAAGACATTATGCATACAATAAGGTTAGCATTAAAGTTGATGGACAAGAACATGAATTAAAAATTACTACTGCCGAAATGAAAGAAGAATATCCAACATCAAGAATGTATTGGTTCAATCCTAGACTTATAGGAGGAATCGACCTCGGCGTGGACGTTACAAAACTTGGAGGCGAAGTTACTCCTAATATTGGATTAGCAATTTCTTCTTATGGAAAATTTAAGGCGCAGCCTGATATTTCTATATTAGAAGTTGGCGTTGGTTATGGTATGGTTAGAAAAATTCCAGAGGTTGTGGTTACACCTGTTGCTTTTAATTTAAGAAACTTAATTCCATTAACAGAAAATACATATTTAGGACCATCGCTCCATGTTGGAACTGATGGGCATGTTATAGTAATGGCGGGACTAAGAATTGGATTTTAATGAATAAATTATTTATTTTTACTTTGAATTGGGAAGGCGCCGAAAAATTAAAAAAGCTTTATCCTTCTTTAATAAAGTCTTTAAAAGATATTAATTATGAGTGGTTTATAAAAGATAATAATTCAAAAGATGATTCGGTTGATTATTTAAACTCGTTTAATAATAAAAATATAAAAATAATCAAATATAAAAATAATTTGCAAAATTTTGCACAAGGAATGAATTTTTTATTTACAGAGGCTAAGCCTGATGATGAAGATTATGTTTTATTATTAAATAATGATATCATATTTAATGATTCAAATTCAATTAAAAATATGATATCAATAATGGATAAAGATAATGATGTTGGCGTAGTTGGCGCTAGACTATTATATACTGGAACAGATAAATTGCAGCATGCTGGGGTTGTATTTCATCCTGGTAATCATGGACCTAATCATTTTAGATCTGGTCAAAAATCTGATACGAATTCTGAAAAAAACAGACTTTTTCAAGTTGTAACTGGCGCTGTCCTATTAACAAAATCTAAATATTATAAAACAATTTACACAGATAATAAATCTGGAATCAATGGAATGGATGAAAAGTTCCATTGGGCATTTGATGATGTTGATTTATGTTTATCAATTCATTTAAAATTAAATAAAAAAATTGTTTATTGCGGTAAAACCAATATTTTTCATGAAGAAAGTGCATCATTAAAAAAGAATCCAGCAAATCATATGTTTATGCAACATAATTTTAGTCGCTTAATTGCCAAATGGTTAGGCAAATGTTTATTAAATCAAGAACAATATGTTTGTGACCCTAATTTTAATTTGTATGAGAAATAAATGACTCAGAAAAAGAAATTATTAATAACAGGGAGTTGCGGTTTTATTTTTTCGAATTTTATTCGTAAAATTATTTATGATAAACAGCCATATACTGTAGTTAGTGTTGATAAAGTTTCTAAGAATTTATTAAACAATATTTATTGGAATAAAAATCATACATTTCATATTGCAGATATTACAAATTCACATATTATGAATACAATATTTGAATTTGAAAAGCCAGATATAGTTATTCATGGCGCTGCTGAATCATTTGTTGACGCTTCTCTTAATAATCCTACTAGCTTTATAAATGCGAATGTATTAGGAACACAAATTGTAATTGATTGTTGTGTTAAGTGGGGAACCGAAAAACTTATTTATGTTTCTACTGATGAAGTATATGGTCACTTAACTTCTGAATCAGATCCTCTTTGGAAAGAAGATTCCGCATTAAATCCTAGAAACCCTTATAGCGCTTCAAAAGCGGCAGGCGAATTATTAGTTAAAGCTGCTTATGAATCGTTTGGATTAAATTATAATATTACTAGGTCTTCAAATAACTATGGTCCTCGCCAAACATCAGAGAAGTTCATACCAAAAATAATTAAATGTATTTTAAATGATGAAAAGATTCCTGTTTATGGGCAAGGGTTGCAAATTAGAGATTGGATGCATGTATATGATAATTGTAATGGAATATTATCTGTATTAAATGATGGTAAGACAAATGAAACATATAATATTTCAGCCAATCAAGAATTTACTAATATTGAAGTAGTTCAAGAGATTTGCAATGCTATAAAAAAGGGGCATGACCTTATCGGGTTCTGCAAAGATAGATTGGGGCATGATTTTAGATATGGAACTGATTCTTCCAAAATAAGAGAATTAGGATGGAAACAACAGTTCAAATTTAAAGACGGAATTAAAGAAACGATTGAATGGTATTTATCAAATAAATGGTATTTAAATCATTAATTTTTATTATAATTTGATATATAATAAGTGAGGAAAAATGGAATTGTCTGAAGACCAAAAAATTCAATTAATTAAACAAGCAATCTCTTCTGTTGAAGGCTGGAAAAATCTTGCTTTATCTTTAAATGGAGACCCGTCCAATAAAGAAAAGTGCATTGAGCTATTAAGAAAAATTGGTGGTGATAAGATGGTTGCTCTTCCAGTAATTATTGAAAGTACTGGTGAGCCAGATGAAGTATCAATTACTTTTAGTGATGCATTAATAATGGAATTAGAAAAAAATATAGATTTGTTAAATAAAAGGAAAGAATAAATGACGTCCAAATCTGTTACAGAAGAAGTGCTTTTAGAAGTAATTGCAGATGATGTATCAAATGCAGAAATAAAAACAATAGTAGAGTCACAGCCTCAACAAAATGCAGATGTTGATTTAAGCAAGCTAGCCGCATTAAAAGCTAAAAATCAAGCAAAACAATCTCAGGAGCAACCTATGTCAGCAAAAATTGTAGCAAAAAAAGAAAGAAGTTTAGTTTTAGGTATCATCGGTTCAGGGCAAGCTGGATCTAGACTAGCAGAGTCCTTCTATAACCTTGGCTATGACGCTATAGCCATCAATACAGCCTTACAAGACCTTAAGCACATCAATATGCCAGATTCTTCTAAATTGCTTCTAGAAGGCGGATTAGGTGGTGCAGCAAAGACTTTATCAATTGGTCATGATGCCGCCGAAAATCATAGAGGAGAAATCTTACAATTAGTCAATGATAAATTAAGCCAAACACAAGTTCATGTTTTATGCACAAGCCTTGGTGGTGGATCTGGAGCCGGCTCAGCTGAAGTATTAGTTGATCTATTATCTGCTTTAGAAAAACCATTAGTTGTTATAGCCGCCCTCCCAATGGAAAATGAAGACGCCCAAACTAAATCAAATGCCTTGGAAACATTAGCTAAATTAAGCAGATTAACTCAAAGCAAAAAAGTTCATAATTTAATCGTAGTAGATAATGCTAAGATTGAGGCTATTTATAGTAATGTAAATCAATTAGATTTCTTTAATGTTGCCAATAAAGCGATTGTAGAGCCTCTTGATGTATTCAATACATTATCTGCCGCGCCATCTCCAGTTAAACCACTAGATAGCGCAGAATTTGCTAAACTATTAATTGATGGTGAAGGTTTAACTATTTATGGCAGCGTTAGCGTCCCAAATTTTATGGAAGACACCGCAATTGCAGAAGCTATCATTAATAATTTGGATGGTAATTTGCTTGCAAATGGATTTGATTTAAAACAATGTCGTTATGTTGGAGTAATGGTTGTAGCTAATAAAGATACTTGGGCAAAAATTCCAAGTTCATCTGTTAACTATGGTATGGAAATGATTCAAGATAGATGTGGTCAACCTCGTGGTATATTCAAAGGAATATATTCTGTTGACTCTGAACCAAATGACTCATTAAAAGTTTATACAATGATGAGTGGGTTAGGATTACCACAATCAAGAGTTGCAGAGTTAAAAAAATCTGCTCAAGAATTGATGAGTAATGTTAAAGCTAAAGATGATGGAAGAAACTTAACATTAACATTAGATGTAGGAACTACTGATACAGTCTCTGCCACTCAAAAGATTAAAGATAAAATTTCTGGTAAGTCTTCAGCATTTGGAAAATTAATGACACCAGTTGTTGATAGAAGAAAATAATGATAAATTCAGATTATTTGTGTGGATTTATAAATAAAAAAATATCTGCAATAATGTCTAGTGGTAAAAATTGGCGAGGAAAATTAACTAAAGTTGGCACAAATACGTTTGTATTAACCATATCTAGTTCATATGCTGGTTATGATCCAGATCAAATACATTTATCATTAGAACATCTTGAAAGTTTTTTGGAAATTGAAGTAGCTAAAATTAATTAATGAAAATAGTAATTAAAGATAATAAATTCGCACAAATATTGTCAGATGATACAGATTTTTTAAAAAAACTTCATAAAGAATTATCATTCAAACAAGATGGTGTAGAATATACTCCTGCCTATAGAAATGGCTGGAATGGATACACTTATCTTCTTACTAAAACAAATAAATTCCCCATAGGATTATTAGATCGTGTTAAAGAATTTGCAACTAATTACTCTATAGAATTTATAATAGAAGACTTAAGACCAAAAATTGAAATATTAGATTCAATCGATATTAGTAAAAAACTTCATAAATTAAAATTAGATCCTAGAGACTATCAATTAGAAGCTGTCAAAGCTGCGAATGAAAATCAAAGAGGTATAATTAGAGCCGCTACAGGTGCTGGCAAATCTTTAATATCTGCACTTATTACTGCTTATCTAAATAAACCAACAACTGTTTATGTTATTGGTTTGGATTTATTAAAACAATTTCATGATTTATTTTCTGAAATCTTCAATGAAGAAATTGGATTTATTGGAGATGGTATTTGCGAAGTAAGACGAATAAATATTGCAACTGTCTGGACAATAGGCAGAACATTATCCTTAAAAAAATCTGAAATATTTCAAGATGAAGAAGATGAAGATGAAAATTTTAATCCATCTAATACTCAAAAGATTTTAAAAATGCTTAGCGATACCAGAGTGCATTTATTAGATGAGTGCCATATTTGCACTACTGATACAATCAATGCTCTTTATAAAAATATTAATCCAGAGCATCTTTATGGATTAAGTGGAACTCCTTATAGAGATGATAATACAGATCTTTTAGTGGAGGGAATCCTTGGTAAAAAAATTATAGACATATCTGCTTCTTTATTAATTGATAGAGGAGTATTAGCACAGCCAATAATAAAATTTGTGCCCGTTCCAAACATAAGTATGCCAATGGAACAATATCAAACAGTTTATAAAAATTATATTGTTGAAAACGTTGCCAGAAACAATTTAATTGTAAATCAAACTAAAGACTTATTAAGTAAAAAATATACCCCGCTTGTTTTATTTAAAACCATAAAACATGGTGAAATTTTATTTGAGATGATGAAAGATACTGGAATAAAATGTGAAATGCTTTATGGCAATGATTCAATAGAAAGAAGGTTTGAAGTAAAACAAATGTTGATAGATAAAGAAATTGATGTTATATTGGCTTCTACTATTTTTGATTTGGGAATAGACCTTCCAATATTAAGCGCATTAGTGTTAGCTGGTGGAGGCAAATCTTCTATTAGGGCAGTACAAAGAATTGGCAGAGTAATTCGTAAATTCAAGGGTAAAACACGCGCGGCAATTGTAGATTTTTATGATCAAACAAAATTTTTAAAAAAACACTCTGTAAAAAGATATAAAATATATTCTTCAGAAAAAGGATTTAAAGTAATTAAATGTAAAGAAATGTCAAAGGCTTGACTTTATTTAATTAAAATCTATATTATTTGTGGAGAATAATTAATGGAAGAAAAAGAAATTATAGGTGGCGAATTAACTGATGCCCCTAATGTTAATTATCAAAAGCTTTTTAATAAGTTTTCTGAAATAGATACATTGCCAATCCCTGATTGGAAGCCAGGGCATTTGTTAGGTTTCTTTTGCAAAAGATATTATATACAATACAATACAAAATATAAATTCAAATTTAATAGTCCAAGCCCTTCAAAATGTTTTGAAGTTTTTCAGATTAAAAAACTTGCATCAATGTTGTCAGCAAATCCTAAAATATTAAAAGAATATATTGATTGGGTTTATGACACAAAAATTATAGCAGCACGTAAAAAACTTACTTCAATTTCTTTCCTTACAGTTGAAGGATTAGTTAATGAATATAAATTTAAAGTATTGTTAGCCCCAGCAAAAGAGATAGATAGAACTACGCCATTATCTGATGAATATAAGAAAATATTCTTTGATGCTGGGGTTGCACTTAATACATATGGTGACTTGTCTTTTTTAAATCATATGATAGATATGCCTGCTGAAATTGTTGAAGCTTTTAATAAACTTGAAGCACTTGGATTCAATAAGTCCTTATTAAAGAGCATAATATGAAACCAATAAAAGGACAACATGTTCATATTCTATTTAAAAATGGAACCAATATAAATGGTATCGTTGAATTATGGTCAGATAAAGAATCTCATTTAAAATCTATTAGTGGTAATAATGATATTATAATTTTTAATACAATTGAAAATGTTATGATGGTTATCTTAAATAAAGAAAAACAAGCCGAAGAAAAGAAAGAATTATCAAAAAAATTTGAAGCGACATATAACGCTCCATCAGATGATGACCTTAGAAATAAAAATTTAGCTGATTTAAAAAATCTATTAAATCAACAAGAAAAAGAAATTATAATAGAAAAACTAAGCTCGCATCATATAACTGATGTGGCGGGAGTAAAATATGGAGTTCCAGGATTTTTCAAGAAGCAAGGCTCTTAACCATGTGCCACAAAGAAAATTGGACGAAAAATTATCTGAAATTAAAGATAGTAATTTGGAAGATTCAATTAAAAGATTAAAATTAACAGCTTTCAATAGATATTTTGAAAGCAATATTCCTGCAGAGTATTGGGGTCTTAAAATGGAAAAAGATTTTCATGGCGACCCAAGACTTTTAAAACTATATAATGAATATGTTAATTCAATTAAAAATAATTATATTAATGGAAAATCTATTTGTTTGGCTGGTAACCATGGTTTAGGAAAAACATTTGTAGTAACTTCTATTCTAAAAAAAGTAGTACAAAAAGGATATAGTGGACTGTATACTACGCTTAGTGATATTGTTAATGTGTTATTGCAATCTTCTAATGAAGAAAAATTCACCTCTCGTCGTGAATTAAATATGGTTGATTTTTTAGTTATTGATGAATTTGACTCTAGATTTATTCAATCTGATAACGCAGCTGATTTATATGCACGAACATTAGAGGGCATATTTAGAACTCGAAGTCAAAATAAAATTCCAACATTAATGTGTACAAATAGTCCAAATATAATTGAAACATTTAATGGTTCATTAAAAAATAGTGTTGATAGTTTATTTAATGGATATTTAAATATATTTCCAGTGTTTGGCGAAGATTATAGAAAAAAGGGAGATTAATTGAACACTATAGATTTAGACCTATCTATTCTTAAAGTACTTGTCTCAAATAAAAGACAAGCGCTTGATTTCGTTAATGATTGCGATACCAAATTATTTGGATCTTCTTATTGGAATTTTGCTAATTTATTGGTTGGATATATTAAAACTTATAAAGACATTCCAACATTAAGAGTTATAGAAGATAGATTATCTAAAGGTAAAAATGAAAAGATAATTGAAAATGTTAAAACAATTTGGAAACAATTAGATTCCATATCATATGATGATAAAGAGTATAAATATGATTTAGAAAAATTGAAGAATAGATATTCTGAATTAGAAATATCTAATGCTGCTGATGAACTTTCAAAAATGCGTGAAGGTGCAATAGATATAAAAAAAGCTACATCTAAATTACAAACAGCATTACAAAATATCAAAAGCGTTACACAAACAAAAACATATGAAAGTAAAGATATTAAAGAATATTTGCCCTTATTCGTAGATAAATTTAATTATAAAAAGAACAATCCAAACATAGATTCTGGAATTAAAACTGGATATTCTTTTTTTGATTTTTCAACTAATGGTGTTAAAGAGGCTGATTTTATTATTATTGCTGGAGAGTCTGGGTTTGGCAAAAGCTTATTTCTTAGTAATATTGGTATACAAACTTGGTTGCAAGAAAATACAGTTGATAAAATAGATAATTTTTCTACTGGAAAAAATATTATTTATTTTTCTTTAGAAATGCCATTTGAAGATTGTTTTATTAGAGTATTAAGTAGGCTATCTGGAATACCAGCTAGAAAAATAGAAAACGCTACCATTAATAAAGAGGAAAAAAATAAACTTAAAAAAGTTTTAGATTTTATAAACGCCTATCCTTATCAATTTAAAATTGTTGACATTCCAGATGCTTGCTCAAATGATTTAGAAAAAATTATGGTTGATATGGGCGTTAATTTTGATATTTTATTTGTTGATTATATTGGTATTATGCGAACTAATGAAGATAAAGAAGAGCAAGATTGGCTTAAACAAGGAATTATAGCTTATGAATTAAGAGCAATTGGTAGAAAATATAAATTGCCAATATTTTCGGCGGCACAATTAAACAGAAAATCTTCAACCAAAGATGCTTCAGATAATATAGGGTTAAATAGGCTGGCTAGATCGGGAACAATTGCCACTCATGCAACTACTGTAATTCAAATAGAAAATCGTATGAATGAAGAAAATTATCCAGATTTTATATACCATATAATTAAACAAAGAAAAGGAATTAAAGGAAAAGGGAAATTAATTAAAAATCTTTCTTGTGCTACTTTATTAGACATTTCTCCAAGTGAAAATGGAGAAATAGATGTTAAATTTACAAATTATAATGATGATATTTCTCAAGAAATGGATAATATTGAGCTGTCGTTATGAAAAACACTATCCACCTACTAATAATGCGGATTTTCTGGCATAGCTTATGCATCTTATGAGCATTATATTGCTGGAGATTGGTAAATTATGAAGCCTGGTTATGAAATTGTTGGTATCGCTACTAGAGTAGAAATAGATGAAAAATCTGGCAAACTATTTTTAGTATTTGAAATAACCAATGAAAAACATAAACAGTTAATTAAAAAAGATTGGACCCAGGATTTTGAATTTAAAATAATAGATAAAACATTGGTTGAAGAGGAATAATTTAATGCCTGACTACGAACATATTTGTACAGATAACTCTTGTAAATTTGAATGGGAATCAACATACTCAATTAAAGTAGACCCTCCAAAAATTTGTCCTAAATGTGGTAAAGAAACCGCTAAAAGATTAATTTCACTTAATGGAAAAGGTGTGGTAGAATTAGTTGGTCATGAATTGGCTGCTAAAGTAAAAGAAGATACTATTAAACTTAAACAAGATATGTATTCTAATGCTAATATTTACGCATCGATGATAGGAGAAGATAAATATCATGCTTTACAAACAAAGCTTGATAGACAAAAAAAGAAATGAAAAAACAAACTAAAG